TGGCGATCAGATCCACGGCCGGCGCGTTGAAGCCCGTCGTCAGCACGCCCATCGAGGCCAGCGCCCTGATTTCGCCGCGCTTGAAGGCGGCGATGATCCTGTCGCGCTCGTCCTTCGGCGTTTTGCCGAAGATGGTCGCGCAATTGACCCCACGGCGGCGGAACTCCTCGGCGACATGGGTGGCGTGGCGCACGCCGGAACAGAAGGCGAGCCAGGACCGGCGCGTCTCGCCATGCGCGATCACCTCGGCCACGGCCGCGCGCGTGATGGCGTCCTGGTCGACCGCGTCCTCGAGGTCGCGCGCGATGAACTCGCCACCCCGCGATCCCACGCCCGTCACGTCGAGGCGGGTCTTGGTCTGCTTCGAGATGAGCGGGGAGAGATAGCCCTGATCGATCAGGTCGCGGACCGACACCTCGTAAGCGATGTCGGTGAAGAGCGCGTTCTCGCCCTCGTGCAGCATGCCGCTATCGAGCCGAAAGGGCGTCGCCGTCAGACCGATCACCTTCAGCGCGGGATTGATCGCCTGCAAGTCGGTGAGAAAGCGACGATACATGGTGTTCGACCGGCCCGGAATCAGATGGGCCTCGTCGATCAGCACCAGGTCGGCGTGGCCGATGCGCGTCGCCTTGTCGTGGATCGACTGGATGCCGGCGAAGAGGATGCGGGCCCGCGCGTCGCGGCGGCCGAGCCCGGCCGAGTAGATGCCCACCGGCGCGTCGGGCCAGAGCCCCAGCATCTCGGCATGGTTCTGCGCGATCAGTTCGCGCACATGGGTGACGACGAGCACGCGCTGGTCGGGCCAGGACTTGAGCACGCCACAGGTGAAGGCGGCCATGATGAGGCTCTTGCCGCCGGCCGTAGGGATCACGACGAGCGGGTTGCCGCTCTTCTTCTCGAAATAGCCATAGATCGAGGCGATCGCGGCCTGTTGATAGGGGCGCAGGGTCAACATGCGGCGGCCTCCTTCTCGCGGGCGTCATTGGTCCAGGCCGAGCCGTCGCGCATGCGGTAGGAGACGAAGTCCACGCCCGTGTCGGTCACCTCGCCGGGGACGAGATCGGGGATGAACAGGTGCCGGGGACAGGCCCGGCGCTGGCCGGCAGGGTCGATCTGCCGATCATGGCGCGCGCAGTGCCAGCCGCCGTCGACAGGCGTCGAATGCAGGCAGGACCGGCAGGTGACAGCCGCGGCGTCCTCGCCATGGCAGAGCCCGTGATGGTCGCAGAACCGGCACTCGAACCAGGCGGGATCCGCGCTGATCCGCTCGGGCGGGTGCTGGGCGAAGATGATCCGTCGCGCTTTCTCTAGCAGACGTTCGCCCATCTCGGGATCGGCCGGGACACGCTCGATGTGCAGCGCGTCGGTGTCCTTGCAGACCGCGACGTAGAGCGCCCGCGTGATGCCGGTCAGGTGCATGTAGACCTGCATCTGCGCGGCGTGCTGGGGCTTGGCGCGCGCGACGCCCTTGGCGATCAGCTCGGCGAAGCTCTTCGCCGAATGCGTCTTGAACTCGACGACGTGCCAGGTCTTCGGCGCCTCCAAGAGCCCGAGAGCGACACCGTCGAGCGAGCCGCCGAAATGGCCGCCATGGGCCTCGACGCGGAACTGCCGCCCGGTCTCGGGATCGACCTCCAGCACCGTCGCGCCGGTGGCGCGCAGGTCGCGGACCAGCCGGGCCTCTTCCAGCTGGCCGGTTTCGAACAGCCGCAGGATGCGCCCCGAGTGCCGCGCGGGCGTCGCCCAGCGGAAATCGTACCAGAGCGCGCGGGTGCATGACTTGCCGATGAGCGAGGCTCCGAGGTGGTCGCGGAAGCCGTCGCCCTGCCGCGCCTCGTAGGAGGCGTAGATCGCGGAAAGGGTCGGCGTCGGGGGTTCGGGAAGCTCGGCCATCAGCACGCCTCCTCCCGCTCGAGCCGCGCCCGCGCCTCCGCCATCACGGCGGTCCAGTCGGCGCTGTCATGGCGTTCGCGCAGGACGGCGATGATCGCGTCCTTGAGCCGCTCGCGCCGGCGGCGGCCGCCCTGACGGGCGACGATCTCGGCGCGCTCGCGATTGAGGTGGCGCAGGGCCGTGCGCGCTCGGTGAAACCAGTCGGGGTCGATCGGCTTCGCCGTCCGCTGCCGCGTGAGATCCGCGGTCGCGATCTGCGTGCGGATCTTCGCAATGGCGTCCTCGATCTCGATCAGGCGCCTTGTGTCGTCAGGCAAGCCGGGGGTGTTCGCGGCCGCGCAGGCCGCGTCGGTGGTATTGGTCATGGTTTGTCTCTCAGGTCTGGCGATGTGCGGGCCGCGAGCCGTGTCTCAGCTCGCGGCGGCCGAGGGCGTCAGCTCTTGCGGTTCCAGGGCGCGGTGGCCGGGCGGGCGGGCGCCGACTGGGCGGGCGCGCTGGCCGGCTGCGTCGCGGCGGGCTTGGGCGGGGTCGCCTGGGCCGGGGCCTCCGGCACCAGGTAGCGGATCGTGTTGCGCTCGCCGTAGCCGTCCTTCGGGGGCTTCACCCCGACCTGGATCGTCATCGGGATCAGGTGCAGGTCCTCGCTGTCGTTCACCTGAAGCTTGCCCGTGGCGTGACAGATCGCCGACAGCGTGCGCTGCGCGATCTCCACCGTGGTGGGGTTGGCGTTCACCAGGTTCAGCTGGTCGAAGATCTTGCGCCCCTTGTGCGGCCCCTCGAGGATGTCGAGCATCAGCCAGAGATACTGCCCCATCCCGTTCCTGGTAACGCGCATCTCGCTCTCGACGATCTGGGCGCGATACTTGCCCGCAGGCAGGATCTCGTATGCGGTGGTGGGCTCGATGCCGGTGGCGTCAAAGGCGGTGTCGAAACGTGCCATCGTGTTGTCCTTTCAGTCGCAATCAGTCGGATTGGGGCATGGCGGCCAGGAACTCCGACCAATCGAGAGGCAGGGTTTCCGGCAGGCCGTAGCGGTTCTTGGCGAGGAAGGCGGGGCGCTCTTCGGTGTGCATGACGCGCGCACCGGACCCGAGCGCCCGGGTCACGCGTCTGTTGAAGCCGACGTCGGACTTGCTGACCGAGATCCGGTAGTTGGCAAAGAGCACCACGTCCGAGTGCTCTTGCAGCAGCGCAGACGCGCGGGCCTGCAGCTTGATCACGTACCGGTCGTAGGGTTCGTGCTCGGGGCTGTCGAAGCGCCTGATGTCGGTGTGGGCGATCTGGATGACCGCCATGCCCTTGCGGTCGCGGAGCGCGTTCAGGCGGTCGATGTATTCGCGCCAGATGGTCAGCGCTTCGGCGTAGCCCTTGCCGAAGCCCGGGCTTTCGATCGACTGCCAGCCGTTGCGCCGGCAAGTCTCGGCCCAAATCAAGGGCTCCAGCCAGTCGACGCTGTCGACGACAACCGTGGAATAGGCGTGGTCCTCGTCGAGCAGGGCGTCGAGCGCCTCGGCGACCTCGGCGTAGCTCGTCGCCAGCGGGAAGTGCGGCACCTGCAGCTTGCCGAGACCGTCCTCGGTGAGAACGAACACCGGCGCGTCGGCGGACGCGGCGAAGGTGGACTTGCCGATGCCGGCGACGCCGTGGATCAGCACGCGCGGCGGGCGCAGCACCGTCGATGTTTGCAGGGATGCGAGCGAGATGGCCATCAGCGCGCCTCCTCGCCGAGCAGCAGCCGGAACTTGGGCTTGGCCGTCCGGACCGTGCGCGCGGGCTCGAACACCTGGCGGATGTCCGTGGGCCAGGCGGTGTACTTCCGCTCGGGGACGCTGAACGCAATGTCGACGTACTCGGCGGGATCGGCGCCATCGGCCCGGATGCGCTCGACCAGATCGGCGAGCATTGCCTGGTCCCAAACGACCCGCTTGGGAAGCTCGGCGACCACGGTGACCGGGCCGTCCTGCAGCCGGATGGTGCCGGTGTCCTTGCCCTCCGCGCGACGCGCCTCCTGCGCCTGCTCGCCGTACTTCAGCGCGATGGCGCCGTCGAGCCAGTCGCAAAGAGACTTTGCGGCGCGCAACCGCTCGTCGGCGTCCTGCTTCAAGAGCGCCAGCTGATCGCCCGGCAGCGCGGCGATCTCGCCGACAGGCATGGTGGTCAGATTGTCGAGGGTGATGCGGTTGGGGATCGTCATGGCCACCCCCCTTACGCCAGCTTCACCTTGGGCTTGTCGGCCGTGCTCGAGCAGTGCCGGTTCGCCTCGTAGGCCTCGACATCCTCGAGCCGATATACGACCCGGCCGCCGATCTTGATGAAGGCAGGGCCTTCACCCGTCCAACGCCAGCGCTCCAGCGTGCGCGGGCTGATCTTCCATCGAGCTGCAAGCTCGACCTGGTTGAGATGCGTGACTGACATCGTCGTCTCCTTCGCGATTGGCCGAATGCCTGCGAACGAGATTGGGGTGTGCGAGGGGAGGAGATCGGGAGGGCGGAGGGAGGGGAGACGGGAGGAATGCAGATCGGGGCCTCCGAAAACGAAAAAGGCCGCCCCGAAGGACGGCCTGATCGTCGTGATTTTGGTGGCGTCACACCTCGAGCCATGCGCTGGAGCCGCTCTCCCGGATGACCTCCTGCCACGTGGGGTGGCCGTCGAAGAGATTCTTCAGTCGCTTCACGGATGGGCCGCACTCGGCCTCCTCGAGGATGCGCGCGACGGGCAGCACCGGATCCCCGTCCAGCCAGGCCTCGGCGAGCATGGCGACAGCGATCTTCTGCTTGCCGCCGGTGAACTCGTGCCACCTGCCGTGCACGATCAGCACGCCGCCGTCGCCGGAGACCCATACAGGCCCCTTGTGCGACGGTCCCTTCAGCAGGCGTGCGCTCAGGACTTCCGGGGCGATGGCAAGCCCATCTTCATGATCGACCACGTCCGCCAGCGCGACGAACTCGTGGCCCCGGACGAAGCGGAAGCGATGCCGATCCGGAGGGTCGAGAACGAGGACCACCCGAAGCCCATCGGCCGGCCGGCGCGCAACGAGCTGGCGGAACTCCTCGAACACGGCCTGCGTCGTCAGACCGCGGGCGACCCAGATCCCGACACGCGCCCTTCGCTTCGGCAGCCGCGCCGTCCCGAAATCCAGCACCGCACCGTCGAGGTACGGCACCGGGTCTCTTCCGAGCGAGCAATCGAGCCGGGCGACCACCCGCCGAGCTGCTGCCGCCATGTCCAGCGCATAGAGCCGGCGGCGGGCGCTCGCCTGTTCGTCATGCCAGGCCGCATTGCCGAGATGCCCATGTTGCCCCGTGATCGGGTGGGCGATGACGGACGTCGGGGTATCGTCCAGATCGTCCTCGGCAACGACGGACATCGCGCTGCCGCGCTGCACGAGCAGTCCGGTATCCATCAGCGTCTTGCCGGCGCCGCGCATGTGCGCCAGCGCCATGGCTGAAACCCGCGCGTCGCGGGTTCCGGCGATGGACGAAAGCAGTCGGCGGGCGGCGGGATCAATCCTCGAAGAGCTGGAGGTCATCGACCAGGATCCCCCAACGCCGCAGGTACTTCTCGCCGATCATCTGCTCGGTCGCGGTGCGATCCTTCAGATCGCAGCCATGCGGCCAGGTGATCGTCAGGGTCAGCGTCCGCCGGCGGTCGCCTCCCGCGCGCCGAGCAAGCTTCACAGCGATCTTGGCCCGCGTGACCACGTACCCGTCACTCAGGGGCGTGCGATCCCCGAACCGCTCGTCCGCCTTCGTCCAGATCGTCTCGTCGGCGCGCGCGGGTTTCTCCAGCGTCACCCTGAAATCGCTGTCGTCGATCGGCATCAGGCGCAGCTCGCGCACCTCAACGCCCTCGATCCCGTCCTCCGGGTCGACAGGAAAGTCATACGGGTTCAGAAGCACCGAAAGATCGTAGCACCGCAGC